CCTTTTTAACAGCGGCTATCTTCCTTCTATCAGCTGCATCCCAGTATCCCTTTGTTTCAAGGTACACGTGATTTGGCAAGATAAAATCAGGGTGATAATGATGCTGAATGGTATAAGGAACCTTACAAGATTCATATTCATAAGTAACTCCGAGACTAGAGAGCAAGTTAGCTACCTGCTCTTCCAGCCCCGATCTAAATTTAGAAGTCTTCTTCTTCTGACGCTTCATCTTCTATAGGTGGTTCACTAGCTTTAAAGCCCTTAGTCTTACCGAATAGGTTTGCTACTTCGTCCTCACCCAACTCTCCAGAATCGACACCAGCCCCATCAGATTTAACTGACACAACTTGTACGCCAACCAGCTTAAGAGAGCTGCCATAGGTAACCCCATCCCGTAGAATATAAGGTTTTTGGAAGAAACCCAATTTAACAGTAGATCCTGCATATAACGGTGTTTTCTTATCGGTCACGGGTGATCCCTCTGTATCTACTACAGGAGGTCTCTTATCCTCACCCCAAGAGAATTTAATTTTATATTTTCCATCCGATACTTCTTCCCATGGTGTTGGTCTTAGGGTTGAACGCTTTGGATTCTTGAGCTTAGACTCAGCCCATCTAAGAACTTCAGTCCTCTCATTTTCTAGCTTATCAGCGAGTTCTTCACTGACCACAGCCGAGAGTGAATACCCAAACTTCCCAGGTTCTAGGATAGCTTGAAATCCCTCAAGTGTAACTTCGTCCGTAACGTGTACGTTCTTTGGCATTTTAACAAAAAAAGTAAGTTGAATTAATAACCGATTCAGGTTTTAAGTCACCAATAATCGGTGGTTCTGTCTCTGCCCCTATCTGTGAGGCAAAGTCGTTGAGATAATCATGCTCTGCAAAGAGATGCATGTATGTCTCCCTTATTATAGCCGATAGCTCATCCATGTCAACGGATTGTGTGAGAACGCTGTCATGAATTAGTGCAATTGGCTTATCAAATTTATCTATACTGAGATGTAGAAGACTGGCATCTAGACTGTGAATGAGATTAGGAGCAGTAGCAGCACGATGTCTACTCAAATCTACCTCATTTTTCTCATCAGTTGCTACTGATATCTGACATCTACCAAGTAGCTGTAAGTTATATACTTCTATATGTTTTTTCATGATACGTTGATTCACTACGAACCCAGAAGGTGTTACCCATCTTAATTCTGTAGCTCCACGTTTAATAGCTTTACTAACTTCAGTCTCGATCCATTTCATTACAGCCATAGGGCCAGGGACAACATGTTCCATAGCGTCCCTGACAGCCTGTACGGTAACGGTTAGATCATCCTTGTCGATCTCAATTCCTTTTTCCAATAGAGCATTACGAATATATGATCTATTGCTGTAGGGTTTAGCATTGTAGGGTATTGTCATGACGGTTCTCTTGACCGTCTTCCTATCCATTACTTTCTGTATGTGTATAGGACAATTAGGTTTGGCAGTATCCGCTACTTTTGCGTATGCGTCTTGTGGTCTATCAGAAGGCAGTACGTTGACGAGTCGTGCTGTCTCTTTATCTCTCGCTAGTCCTGCGAGGATCTGAAGACCGCTACATGTAGCATCTGTAGCTACAAATAGTCCAGTAGTTTTGCGAGCCTCTGTAACTACTACTGAATAGTATTCCTCACATGCAGCAAGGAATTGCCATGGCTCGTCCGCACCTTCCCAGTCACCAAGATTATCTATTGGATCTTGAGCTACTCTGGTAATTAGCGGAATGTTCTGTGTGGTCCACAATAGCCTATTAGCCATTGTTTCTTTATCTAAACCAAATGTTGTTGCGACTTGGAAAGCTAACCATTTCTTACCTGACTCAGTTATATAAGATTCGTCAGCACTTCTAATAAGTGACTTACCGAAATCTGTATCTTGTGGTGTGAGAAATGCGGGTATAGGATAAGCCCTACCTCTGTAGTCAAAAGACCAAGGTATAAAAAACCTCTCATATTTACTAAATCTGTTGACTGCTTCCATGGTCATTCTAGTCCTGCAGTTTCTTTTGAATTCTGCAGCTTGTTTATTCTTTACTTCAGCAGTAGCTCTACAATAAGCCTTACGTGACTCCTTGTTTTCTGCTATATCTACTGGTTTAGGTGGTAGAGCGTAATGAATTATAGGTAAGAATTTACCAACTTCTATCTCTCTCTTCTCTAAGGTTTTAGCAACCTTGACTGTGAAAGGATTTAGAGTATATGCAACCTTCTGAATTTTATTCAAAAAGGCTATTGGTGTTTCTCCCTGTATACGGCAGTTATTGCCTCTACGAACTAAGTCGTGACCATGCATTACCTCATTTAAGATATATCCACCGGGAGAATCATTAGTCCAATCTCTAGGTGGTATTATCATAGGCCATGCTAAAGGTGCAAATAACTCTGCATTAGCCATTACCTCGTCTTTGATGTCCATAAACTCAGGGGTAGGGACAACAAATACACTAGTCTTACGTCCTTGTCGGATGCTTTGTTTCATGAACCATCGACTTGACTCCACGATACAATCTAATAACCAAGCACCTAACTTGATGCGTATAGTTCTATTCCACGTTGTCCATTGTTTAACCTTATAACGATTCATCAATGTTCTTATTACAACGAGTTTTTGCTGTGTACCTATGGATTTATGCCAGTAGTTTTTCTTTAATGTATTTAGAAGTCCAGGTGCATGAGTTTCATAATGTCTCATTTGACATTCATCTTCTATTGCATGTCCAATAGATTCTGTCACATTGACTACCAAGTTACTGTCTTCCTTGTATCCGAATACCTTATCAAAGGTAATCTTACATGCTATAGCAGCAGCGGCAGTTGAATCAATGCTCTTTAAATATGTATGTATTTCTTTAAAGAAGGCACCATTTTTTCTTTCATGTATCCTTGAATTGGTTTCTTCTATCCGAGATACCAATCTTGGAAGTAAAGTGTGTATAGAAGATATACCATAAATAGTAGCTGAACCATAATTCTGTTCCTCTAACTTAATTGTCTGATCTTGTAACCTTTTAAGTCCTTGCCTAATAGCATCACGTTCAAGTTTAACTTGCTCGTCTATTTGTTGAGGAGTGGGCTTCATGATCATGTAGGTCGTCGTTTACTTGCTTAATTAATAATTGTCTTATCTCATGATAATGTGGATGATCCTTTGGAATAGCATTGATAGCTGTTTCAAAGTAATCATATATGGATTCTTTATCCGAATAGTTCATCGATTTCCTCATCTGTTAAATCATCCCATGTGTCCAGGTTATAATCTTCTGGATCATCTGGTAGTTGTTTATATCTATCACCTTTTCTTTGAGGTGATAATACTTGTACTGAGTTACCATCAACTATAGTGAATATAGTCTTCATGTTTTTATCAGCAGTTTTAGCGTCTAAGTATTTCTGAGCAGCGGCAGACTGTGAATATATCTTCTCAGATATTTTACCATCTGTTTCTTCTCGTATAACACAAGCTACTGAGGACGGTAACACCCAACCCATGACCTTCCAATTAAAAAAGTCTTTATATGTTAAAGGTATAAAGAAATTATCAGGTGATTCCTTGTATGCCTTCCAGTTATTTGGAAAGTACTTAGGTCTTTTATTAGATGGTCTTTTCTTAGGCATGTTATTCCTCTATAAGTTGTACGTCCTTGAGGGTAGTTCCCTCTATTCTAGCATGAGCTAGACCTAACCAAGCAGCTTCTTCATCATCTTTGGCATTCAAGACAATACTGCCCATCTTTTCATAATGACAAACATACTTGTTCATTTAAGCCTCTTGATTAGTTGCTTTGCTCTTTTCCGTGCTTGCCGGATTGCTTGCGGTTTCTTTCGTCCTTTGTCTTTTCGCTGGACGTCCCCTTTTGCGTGTTTTAGTATTGTTGGACTGTTCATAGACTTGTCTTAACTCCTCTTCTAATAGTTTATATTGTGGAGTTAGTTCTGAACCCATCCCTCCATAGTGGCTTAACCACGTTAGTACTGCATTATATAGCAGCCATTCTTTTGATTTAGTCATGGTTTAATAAACCTCTCAATAATAGCTATTTGATCTTGATACTTAGCAGCTTCATTGATTTCATGTTCAATTGCTTCCATGACACTGCTATGTTCACCTATACCTACAGGATTCTGTAAATATATTTCAACATTAGCTAAATGTTTTTGTAAGTCTCCTTGAGCATGAGCTAATAAAGCTTTAATTAATTGGCTTCTCATTAGTACCTCTCTGGTATTTTGGAATAGTCTGAGTCCTCATTAAGGTCACTATAGCCTCCATGATGCTCAGTTGATGTTGGTCTGTCACTAACTTCATCAAATGAAATAGAGACAATTGGGAATGCGTCCTTGAGCTTATGTGTAAATGCCCAGACTATATCTTTAACATCTAATGGTGAACGCACCACGACTGTGAATTTATATTGTTTCATTGTTTATTCTCTGGATAAATGAATACGATGTAATAACTAATTACAATTGCTAGGCATATAGCTGGTATAATAGTAGACATTAGTATGCAATGTAAGGATGATCATCACCAGATTCTAACCACATGTAATCTACACATAGAGCCTCTGATTGTTGTTCAATATCTCTAGCTGCTTGTGAGATTTCATAATTCTCACGTATGCTAGTCTTAAGTAGAAAGTATGCAGTTTTACTCATCAACTTCCTCCTTTATTAATTTTAAAGACTGTTCAAACTGATCCTTAAGATCATCATCATCTAATACATAACTAATGTAGTTAGATATAAAATCATTTACATC